GCTTTAACAATTTTTGAAAAAAATGATTTAAAGAATCCCATTAGTTATTTCCTCCACCCCATACGATAGCTTTATTTTGAATAGAAGCGACAAATTCTAAACCTTTATCATCAGGAAATAATTGTTTTTGATCTTGGTCTGTATATCTTTTATCAGTAGGCTTTTCTAAAGAAATAAGTTTATTCTCAAATCTAAATTCAATGTTGACTGTTTCACCATCGTTGTCAATATTTACTACATCTAAAAAACCCTCAAACATTTTATAAGGAGTATCTACAACTTCTGTTGCATTAGATGTTGTTGTAAGTACACCAAAATATAAAGTGCAAGGAATGTTTTGTTCTACTTCTGACATGGATGCATTTAGAATGCTATCGTCTAATCCTGTTAATACAATTTGCAATCCTGTTGCTTTTGTATCTGCTGACTCTGATACATTTGAAAGCCTAAGTAATGTGCCTGAACCGATAAAAGTTTTATTGTCAAAACTTACTTCGTGATAGCCAGTCCATAATCTAAGGGTATTATTCTCATATCCAATATCTACAGCAAAAAAAGGTCTTACACTATTGCTAGTGATTTGTGTATTGAAATCAGTAGATATCGACCTTGACATTACTCATTACTTCTTCGCTGTTTTTTTAACTGTCTTTTTCTTTGGAGCTTTTTTTGTTTCAGTTGGTTTATCAACTTTAACCTCAATAGCTTGTTCTTCTGCTAGAAAAACATTAGCTAAGTTAATCTCCCACTCTGAATTACAGTCAACTATCTCATCTGCTTTGTATAAGCGAGTTTGATTACCT